AGGCAAACATACAGATGGCGGCCACGGAAGTCGTGGACGCTTCCGAGATGGAGCGGCGCACAGGTGTGCCTGCCACTTGGTTCCTTGAACAAGCGAGGAAAGAAAAGATTCCACATTTGAAGTTCGGAAAGTATCCTCGGTTTGACTTTGAAAAATTGCTAGAGAGTCTTTCCAAGCTACCTAAGTTTAGTCACCCAAATTTCCCGGCGGGCAAAAATAAGTGACTAAGCCATTCATTGTCGCCGAGCTTTCCGCAAACCACGGCGGTTCTCTGCATCGCGCACTCGACATCGTAAAAGCCACAGCGGATGCCGGCGCCACCGCTATCAAGCTGCAGACCTACCGGCCGCACGAGATGGTCGGCGATCCAGATTACATCATCCCGGATGGCCATTGGCGTGAGCAGCGGCTGATGGACCTGTACCTTGATGCCGCGACCCCATGGGAATGGCATCGGCAGTTATTCGACGCCGCCAAGGAACTCGGCATCATGGCGTTCTCCAGCCCATTTAGCATTTCAGCGGTTGAGTTTCTGGAGACACTGAACTGTCCGATGTACAAGATCGCGTCGTTCGAGATCGTCGACCTACCGCTGATAAAAGCCTGCGCGCGCACGGGTAAGCCGTTAATCATCTCGACAGGCATGGCGACGAAGGCGGAGATCGCCGAGGCCGTTTGTGAGGCCCGCTCTCATGGTTGCGAAGACATTACTCTGCTCAAGTGCACCAGTGCCTACCCGGCCACCGTTGCCGATGCCAACCTCGCCACCATGGTCGATATGCAGCGGATATTCGATGTAAACGCCGTGGGTGTGTCAGATCACACGCCGGGAATCGCGGTATCCGTTGCGGCGGTGGCCCTGGGTGCAAGGATGGTGGAGAAGCACCTATGCCTATCAAGGACCGTCCCGACACCAGACGCCCATTTCTCCCTAGAACCCGATGAATTCGAGGAACTCGTGAATCAGTGCAACCAAGCGCATGACGCCGTGGGTGGCATAGCGTACGGGCCGCGCGAGTCGGAAAAGGCGCAGGTCGCCTTACGCCGGTCGCTGTACTTCGCGAGATCGATGAAGCGCGGGGAAACCGTGACCGTCAACGACGTTAGGACGGCACGGCCGGCGCTAGGTTTGCCACCACGCGAGCTACCACTCGTGGTCGGACAGACCGTGCTAAAGAACGTGGTAAGCGGTGAACCAGTGACGTGGGAGGCGATATCGTGAGCCGAGAGCTTGATGCGAAAGTGGCGGAGAAGGTGATGGGTCTTATCTTTCCACGTTCCCTATGGGTGACGGATACGTTGGTGGAGCGTCAAGAATGCCCGCGCTACACCACCGACCCATCCGCCGACTACGAAGTTCTGAAACAGATTCGCGAGAAGTCGGCTAGCTCAATTCAATGGATGGAATTCCTGCGCGAACTGAACCTGATCCAATTCAAGCGCGGCGTGGGTGGCGGGAAATTAACCGATGGGGAAACTCGCGCCGCATCTGATCCTAACAGCGCTATGTACGGATTTTACGAACGTTTCAATGCGTTGCGATACGAACCCGGCGACTACTCAAAGGCTGCGCTAAAGGCATTGGGGGAGGAAATATGAAGAAAGTAAGCGAGCTGGAAGGCGCGGAACTCGATTATTGGGTGGCGAAGGCGGAAGGCAAGAACGCACGCATTTCGATCACAGGCGATTGCGTAGTGCCGGAAGATGGCACTGAACGAGTCTACCGCCCATCAGGGTACTGGAATCACGGCGGCCAAATCATCGAGAGCGAGCGTATTGAACTACAGTGCGGAGACGCGATAGGAGACGGGCATACCTGGTTTGCGCACCCTGCCGCTATCGTTGATCCGAACCAGCCGTCGCAGGTTGGTCCGACCCCGCTCATCGCTGCCATGCGCTGCTACGTCGCCAGCAAGTTTGGCGAAACCGTGCCGGAGGAAAAGTGACGCTATCCCACCGTTACGGCTTTCGCATGAAACCGATAAATCGTGGCGTGAAGATCGCCAGCCGTAGGCGTATGCGCGTTTGGTTAAAGCTATGTGAGCCAATGGTAGCGCAATACGTTAATTCGTATTTCGGCGAAGTGCTGCAATTCCCAACAAAAACAACAACTGGTCCGATCAATTCTGGACAACTGGAGGTGCCGGAGTAGATGAGAAGCACGATCGGCTCATCAGACTACCAACACATCCTCACCATCGACATTTGCCCGCTCCGGGTAAATTGGTCCCAAGTCATTCTTGACATGAAATCCGCCGGCAAGCCGTACATCCGGCAGGCACTCGACATCGGCCTTGAAGCCTCAACGCTCAGACGTTGGCTGGAAGGCACCGCCGAGCCAGGTTTCTCGAACGGCCACGCCTTACTCATACTCCATTCCAAAGTCTGCGGCATCGAAATGACGCAAATGCGTTTGTTGGAGTCCAAGCAGAAAGACTAGCGTAGCGCCGTGATTTCACGGAGTTACGCGCGTGGCCGCTGACCTAACACCAAAGCAATCCGCATTCGTACGAGAGTATCTGGTGGATTTAAACGCCACCAAGGCCGCCATCCGTGCGGGCTACAGCGAAGACACCGCGTATTCCATCGGTAGCGAAAACCTGACCAAACCTGAAATAGCCGAGGCTATTCAGGACGCCATGAAACAGCGCGCCTCGCGTGTCGAGCTGAAGTCCGACGACATCCTGCGAGAGCTTCTGCGTATGGCAACCGTTGATATCAGCCTCGCGTTCGATGAGTCCGGCGACCTGAAACCACTCCACGAGATTCCCGAAGACGTGCGGCGCTGCATCGCTGGCGTCGAGGTGCAAGAGCGAACGATCGGTGAAGACGAAGACGCCCATGTCGTGCGCGTCAAGAAGGTGAAATTCTGGGACAAGCCGCGCGCGCTGGAACTGCTCGGCAAGCATCTCAAGCTGTTCGTTGAACGTCATGAACACACCGGCAAAGACGGCGGCCCGATCCAGACCGAAGAACTTTCACCCCTCGAAGCTGCGCGCACCATCTTGTTCGCGCTTGAGGAAGTGTCTCGATCTCAGACGCAGCACTAGGAGATAAACCATGAGAGGTATTGGATCGCTGCATCCGACGGAAGCCGTACCGGTCCCCCCGGATACCGTGAGTACGCTGCTCATCGCTAATTCCAGCGGACAGACCTTGGATTGGCCGAGCGGTAGTACCGGCGGATTGGTGCGCTTCACCGGCCAGACCACAGCGGGCGCGCAACTGAATTTCGTAGTGAACCTGGAAAGCACAAAAGCCGCGGCCCCGAGTTCCGGCACCAGCACGGTGGGTACGACCGGGTTTGGTTGCCTCGTGCTTGGCAGCGGCACGTATCAGATTCCAGGCGGATCGACGTGTTGGTCCGTCGCGTCACTCAGTTCCGGCTATGTCAGTGCCGAGATTTGGAAAAAGGCGTAATCGAGGAGGGACAGCGAGCCGACTGTTATCGGCCAACTCCGTAGCAGCCTTCGGGCGAGCAACGATAAAGGAGCGATGTCATGGCATACAGCAACAACATTAACACCAGCATTCACGGTCGCAGGCTCGGCTTACAGATTCAGAGCACCGGGCAGCACGGCGGGCGTGCGCAGCATGAGTATCTCGTCGGCCCCGATGATTTCCGCAGGGGCGTAACGACCAACGAATCAACCGGCACAAACCTGCTGCCACACGGCATCAGTCACGTCGTCGGCACCAGCGCCGATTCGTCGAGCGTGTTCACACTCGATCCCCCGGTTCCGGGCGTTGAGAAGGTTCTCTACTTCAACAGCACGGGCAACACGGCGTGTTACGTGAAGACGAAGAACAGCGAGACGATCCACACCACGATCGGTAGCTCGCACACCACCATCAAGTCGACCATCGGCGGCGTGTGCCGGCTCGTCGGTGTCACGACCGCGATCTGGGCGGCGGCCATCACGAGCGGCACCAGTTCGAATGCCGGCGGGTTCACGCTGACGACTTCAACCTAGTGACTTTCCTGAGGAGGAAGGTATGGAGATTGTCGTAAACATAGTGGCGATGATCGCCGGTATCGCGATCGGAGCGGTTTCCGGAATCACGTTTATGCGTCGTTGGTGGGCCACGCACTCGGAGGCCGGCGCATGAGGATCGCGATTCTCGGAACCGCTCCATCATCGGTACGGCTGGCACCGTTCGGTGATTCATCCTGGCAGATATGGGCCTGTAGTCCTGGCACGTATCCGATACTCCCGCGGTGCGAAAAGTTCTTCGAAATCCACCGTTGGGAGCCGGGTGTCATCGGTCGGCCGGAAACGCAAAAGTCGTGGTTCTCGCCGGAATACGTGATGTGGCTGGCACAGCGGGAATGCGGTGTCGTCATGACGATCCCGGCGCCGGAGATCAAGAACGCCATCGCGCTACCCGTTAAGCAGCTGACGGACAAGTACGGCCATTTCAACTTCACGTCGACCATTGCCTGGATGTTGGCGATGGCGATCGAGGAAATCCTTGAGCAGCGTGCGAAGACAACTGCGTCGGCAAAGCAAGCCGAGGCCGATGGCCAGCGGAACTTTTGCGCGCCTCCGCCTGACATGATCGGCCTCTGGGGCGTCGACATGGCGGCCACGGAGGAATACGGCTACCAACGGGCTGGGTGTCAGTTCTTCGTCCAGCTCGCGGCCGACCTCGATATCCAGATCGTGCTGCCGCCCGAATCCGATCTCATGACGCCGCCGCCGCTCTACGGCGTGTTCGAGTCGAGTCACAAGGCCATCAAGCTGACCCAGCGCAAGCGTGAGCTTGAGGGTCAGTTGGCGCATGCCAAGCAAGTGTTCGAAGAATCCAAGCTCGCCGTCGCGAGGTTCGAGGGCGCGCTCGATGACCTGAACTACATCATGAACAACTGGATGTTCGAGGGTGAGGTAAAGGGCGTCGAGTTCAAGCAGATATTCGCCCCGCAGGTATCGACGGTGTCTGCGCCAACAGCAGAAGAACACAAGGGCACGCCTCGCAGACGTGCCCCTCGTAAAACCAATGGAGCCGACCACACGGAGGCGCACCCGAGCTAATGGCAACCGCGCTCGACGACATCAGGGCTCGATTCGAATCAATGTCGCCTGATAAGCAGCGGGCGACCGTGAACAGCGCACTGGCTGTCATCGGTAAGAAAAAGTGGAAGCCAAATCCTGGCCCTCAGACCGAGGCGTACTACAGCAAGGCCGATGTCCTGCTCTACGGCGGTGAGCCCGGCGGTGGTAAGTCGCAGCTCATCCTTGGTCTTGCCTTCAACGAGCACGAGCGCAGCCTCATCATGCGACGGCAGTACGGTGATCTCGACCGTCTCGTCGAGGACGCACTCAAGATCCACGGTAGTCGAGACGGTTTCAACGGCAGTCCTCCGCCCAAGCTCAAGATCAGCGATAAGCAGATCATCGACTTCGCCGCCGCCCATCGTGTCGGTGATGAGCAAGGCCAGATGGGTAAAGGCCGTGACTTGATCGGCCTGGATGAGGCCACACACTTCGCCGAATCCCAAGTCCGGTTCGTTATGGGGTGGAATCGTACCGACAATCCCAAGCAGCGTTGCCGTGTCGTGTTGGCTACCAATCCCCCGTTACGTCCCGAGGGCTTGTGGGTCATCAAGATGTTCGCGCCGTGGCTGGACCAGAAGTACCCCAATCCCGCAAAGCCCGGCGAACTCCGCTGGGTGGTGTCCGACGACGACGGTAATGACAAATGGGTCGATGGTCCTGGGCGGTACGAAGTCATGGTCGCCGGCAAGCCCAAGATGGTCGAGGCAACCTCACGCACCTACATCCCGGCGTCGGTCAAGGATAATCCGTACTACGTAGCCAGTGGCTACGAGAAGCAGCTCGACGCGATGCCGGAACCCTATCGCTCCTTGCTCATGGGCGGATTCCGCACCGAGTTCCAAGACGTCCCGAATCAGATCATTCCGACGGCGTGGGTATTGGAGGCGCAGAAGCGCTGGAAACCAAAACCTCCAGCCGGTGTGCCGATGTGTTCGATCGGTGTCGACTGCTCAGGTGGTGGAGCCGACCCGATGACGATAGCACCGCGTTACGACGGCTGGTTCGATCGCATCAAGGTCGTGCCGGGTAAAGACATCCCGATGGAAACCTCTGGGGCTTATTGCGGTGGTCAGGTGATGGCCTCTCGCCGTGGTGATGCGCTTCCCGTCGTTGATCTCGGTGGTGGTTACGGTGGACCGACGTACGAGCATCTTTACGCCAATGGGATTGTGGTCAAAGGCTACAAGGGCGCCGAGGCCACGACCCGACGCAGCCAGGATAAAAAGCTCAAGTTCACCAATACCCGTAGCGCCGCGCTTTGGTTGTTCCGCGAAGCCTTAGACCCAGGCCAACCCGGTGGCAGCCCGATCGCGCTGCCCGACGATCCTGAATTGGTTGCTGATCTCACGGCGCCGACCTTCGAGCCGACCCCGAACGGGATCAAAGCGGAACCGAAGGAAGACGTCGTCGCGCGTCTCGGTCGATCCACGAACAAAGGCGACGCCGTGATCATGGCGTGGTTTCACGGACCGCGGTTGACCACACACGCGCTTGAGTGGGCCACGAGTCGCGAGCACGCCGGTAAGAGGGGGCAACATCCACAAGTCGTGATGGGCAGACAACATGCCCGACGGAGGTAGCTATGGCAGGAATGGCGGCAAGCCTTAAACCAAACGCCAAAGGGTTTCTGAGGGGCTCGCTCAATCCCGCGCGTCTCATCACCGATAAGGACGATCGTCGCGCCACGCTTGATCCGTTGGATCTCGCGAAGGAGCCAGAGCCGATCGCACCGCCACCGCCACCGGAGCCGGTAAAGGCCATGCCGCTGCCGGACGATGAAGCGGTCAAGAAGGCACGCCGTAGTTCCGGCGTGCGCCGTCGCGCGCGAAGTGGCCGTTCCAGCACGATCCTGTCCGACGACACGCTCGGCTAATGGACATCAAGCGGCTACGTCAGACCATCGACGACCTCTTCACGAAGCGGTCGACGTTCATGATGTTGCTGCAGGAAATCTCGGAGAACTTCTACCCCGAGCGCGCCGACTTCACGGTCAAGCGTGTGATGGGGGATAACTTCGCCGACTATCTGACGACGAGCTTTCCGGTGTTATGTCGTCGGGATTTGGGCGACCAGATTGGCACCATGCTACGCCCCACGCAAAAGGAATGGGCGCACATGGCGCTGCGTGACGAGCGCAAGCTCGACAACGACGGTAAGCGCTGGCTCGAATGGGCGACTGGTGTGCAACGGCGGGCGATGTACGACCCA